TATGTAGAGGTTTTTAGAATTCGGTTTTGCCCAGTTGTGTTTAAGGCGGAGGCGGGTGGTTTCCAAAATTTCACTTTAAAAAAATTACCCCCCTTCCCCTTCGACCGCACCCATACCCCTTCCCCTACCTACAATAATAAAGGTGAGCCACCATTATAGTAGCCCACCAGTGGTGCAGTCTAAGCTGTCTTCTGCCCTAGTAACTCTTGTATCTTCTCAGAGGGAAGTGTCTTTAAATATGCAGCTATTTCATCGCTATGTTGCAATGCCATCTTCATCTCTACTTCAGAACGTAGTTGTTGGAGATTAGCTACATAGGTAGGATATACCTCTAGAAGAGTATCTATCCTCTTTAATACCTTGCCTAGTTTGGCCTCATCAGTAGAGAACCAAGTACCAAACAATTTAACACATTCAGCTCTGTTGTTGCCGAGCACCACATTGATCAAAGTAAGATCTTCCATTATACATCTAATTATAAATTGGCTAAGAGGATTATGGAGCTGCCATTATTAAACCACAGTACCTACCTCTACTAACTCCTCGATACTGTATTAGTTGCCATTAATTTAAGATTTATAACATCAGTACTTCTGGATAGATCCACAGTGAGACTGCAATACAAAGGTATATAAAATATCTGATATATGATATATTTATTAAGGTATATTAACAAAGTGAGGCCAGCCGAAGCTGACCTCTAAATTACAAAAGTGTTGAATCAACGGGTAAAACCATCACAGGCATAACTTTATGTAAACCATAAATGATTCACCACAATTGAATTCGGCACAAAGATAATAATAATATTTGAACTGGCAATACTAATTAAGGTATATTAACAAAAAAAGGCAGATCTTCACAGACCCACCCTCTAGATAAATTTTACTGAAATTGCTGCAAAGGTAGTCAGAATAATCTGAACTGCCAAAGCATTTAAGAATCTTTACTATTAATTTTCTTATCTATGTATTCTTTAGTCTTAGATTCAAACTCACCTAAGTTAGTTCTAAAGTAAATACTAATGCCATAAATACCACCACTGTAGACTAAAGCCTAAGCGACATAAAGCAATACTCCAGTAGTAATATTGAAACTGTTAAGGAAGAAACATAAGAAGGTAAGTACAACACCAGTAAGTATCATAAATATAGCTGATCCATACTATAACCATTCTTTTGTATTCTGTGTCATAAATGTAGTATTTGATTTTTATGTTTACTATTTGGTAGGGATATATGTATCCAGCTATAATTACGTTCATTGATTAGCTGCCCTACCACAATCTAACCATCTTTAATCATCTATTGTGCTAATTCAAACAAACGTCTATTATCTGCCAATCCTATATTAATATCTGCAGCCTCCCCATAGAGGTGCTAACTAGTCTTACTACCATTAACAGCCTTATTTAATTCTGGACATCTATAGCCAGATGTTATCTTTATTGGTTTCTTAAATTTATCTCTTAAAGGCTATAAAATCTCCCTAGCCAATCTAGAGATATTATTCTTTACAGATTGGCTGGGAGCATTATCAATATGTAGCCTATAAGCAGTAGAAGAAGCTACAAATTCTTCTAGTGTAAAATTATTTGTTATTTCCATTTTAACTAAAGCTTTACGACCACTTACTGTTGTGCATCGGATAGTGCTGTTATAAGAATAGATATATCTGAACAGTTATCAAACACCACACTACTAACCTTTGTTATTGCCAGCAGTTTATCCTACTTATCAGATAAAACACTACACTTATAACATTATTAGTAGAAATATCAATATTATTGTCAGCAGTATACTCAATACCACCACCCGATCCAGTATAGGATATAACACCGTCAGTGATATTAATACTATTACCAGCAGTATAAGTAGTGTCCTTAGCTGAAATTGTACCATCTTTAATTGTTATATTGTCCCCAGCAGATTCTGCAGATATGACATTATTTAGTATGTCTGCTGTATACTTAGTATCTGTTGCTGATAATCTGAGGAAATATTAATATTATTCCCTACTTTGTATAATGGTATTAGAAGAATCATTACCTTCTGTACCATCATAGTCTGTTACCTAGTAAGATCCAATTTCACTGAAATCTAATCTAGATAATGCTATTGCTATTCCACTCATATTAATTAACTATAATGTAGAGATTTATAATAACTATACAGATATGGATATGTATCAACATTAAGCTTATTGCCATCTATATCACACAAATAATATTTAGAACCCTCTTTATAGAAATAGTATTCATAAGTAACACCCTTCTTTCCAGAAGTATATTGCCACATTTGAACAGCATAAATTGTCTTAGATGATGATCCTATTGATTCACTATACTCCAATACAGCATAATGTCTATACCAACCACTCAACGATGTTAGAGAATTCAAATCAGATGATGTGATATTATTAGCTGTCTTAGACGATTTGGCTGTGTATGCTCGACCATTATAAGTTGATGGATTAGAGTTACCACTGATTCGGTATGTCTTAACAGAACTAACCTACTTATAACCTTCGTTGAATTTATAGTAGGTAGATGTGCTACCTATCTTAGATCCATAAATATCAGCACTACTAATCTGATTGCTGGATAGTGAAACATCAGATATTGGATAAAGTGTTGTTATTTCTGACCAGCTATTATCCTTAGCTTCAACATAATAGGTAATTCCGTTTGGCCCTAAATCATATAAGACTTCACCATTCTATATAAACTGTAGGATAGCATTACCAGAACTATCCACACCAATCTGTATATTAACAGAACCATCAGTACCTGCAACTTGCATCAATCCATTCTATAGAGTGATTGTAGCAGAACCAGTAGTAGTTAGTTTGTTAGCCTCAACAATATTGGTATTCAATTTACCTTCGCTGTTTAATAAGGCTGTCTGTGTACCACTATTATTCTATACAACAACCGTATCTGCTGTAAGTGTTATCTTTCGATTCTCTATATCTATACCAGTTTCTAGAGTTAGTTTCCTATTCAATATAACCTCTGGCGGAACCATAAATCCAGTAAGTACTCCAAAGTCTGCAACATACCATCTTCCTACTACACCAGTAATACCGTATGCCCAATTTAGTGTACAAATGCTATCATAAGCAGAAGTAAACGTTACAAAATAAAGATACCAACCATAACCTAGAGAAATCTTATCTGATGAATTGGTAAGTCTGTTGTAAGAACCAGAATCATCTGAACTATAGCAACCAGCAGTTAAGGTTGTAGATCTACTATTATAAGGCTTAGCAATAACATAGTATGTTATAATAGATCCATTATAATCATCATATATATATGGTGCAACAGTTGTGCCCTATGCATAGGCTGCTGTCTCACTAGTTGCTGTATAATATAGATTACGATAGTGCCAACCAGTTTCTGTATCCTTAGCCTTTGTATTAGTTACTCCAGAATCCTAATGACTGAACCAATCACCAGTAGCAAACGGCTGTACAATAAGATTGTTAGTTTCTAATGAATAATCACCTTGTGCGAATCCCCAGTCAGTTGCAATCTGACCTTCCTCCAACTGTAACCAGTGAATCATATAACCACTACTATTCGTAATTGATAAGGTCACATAACCAGTTGTTGAGGCTGTATATGTGCTACCATTACTAAGTGAAGTACCATTCAGTTTAGTTGTAATAGTTCCTGCAGCAGAGTAAGTATAAATATACGTTGTACCACTCTCTATATAGACTTGTCTGGTAATAGATTTAATACTACCACCAATCAGAGATTGTGGGATTATATTATTAAACTCAGTGAGCTTACCAATCTTAGCTGAAATCTTATCAGCTGTCTGTGTTATAGTAGATACACTATTTTCCAGAGTTGTCTGTTTATTAGTAAGTGTATTAATTGATGTTGTATGACTGCTAACAGTAGAGGACAAACTATTTGCTGTAGCTTGTACACTAGCAATATTAGTTTTATTGGTTTCAATATTAGTTTTATTAGTTGCAATATTAGATGTATTAGTTGCAACATCATCCTCCAGATTATCAACATCACTATTTAAACTGCTAATGGAAGAAGTATGGCTAGCAAGTGTTGCCTAAATACTAGTATCAGTCTATTGTAATTTAGATATGTTAGTTTCATTGCTAGTAACTCTTCCATCTAAGTTAGATATGGAAGTAGATTGACTGCTTACTGTTGAGGACAAACCATCAACTGTTGCTTCCAAAGATGTCTGTTTATTGGAGATGTTAGTAATTTCTTCTGTATTACTGCTAACATTACCTTCCAGATTGTCTATATCATTTTCACAAGCAGATATTCTATTCTCTAATTCAGTAGTATCAATTCCACCTATGTCTATAGACAATTCACCATTAGCTGTCCATTTGATTTTACCACCAGCTAATTGGCCAGAACCATCTTTATTAAATTCCCACATACTATTAAGGTTACGCATTGCACCAGTTAAGTATGCATTCTCAGCATATAATCCTTGTCCTTCCAGAGTTGTACCATTCCATACAATACCCTCCAAATTACCGATTCTCACATTAGTTGGAACTGTTCCACCAGTAGAATCTACATCAGCAAGTACACTCTCACTGTTAAGTTGTTTCATAAAGTCTATGTAAGCACCATCATAAGGATTCAATTTAATAATGGTCTATCTGTTCTCATCAGATTTATTACCAATCCTTATTAAATACTTATTCACAGCACTATCTGGATCAACTGTAGTCCAAGTGGTTTCACCTCTATCATTAGTAGAAGATCCACCAGTAAAGCCAGTATTTGGAGTTACTCTAACTGTATTGTCACCATCTTTATTAACTGAGACCACCAATCCTTTAAATGACCATATCTAAGTCTCAGAAGCCTTATACTGTAATTGTACATAATCATTAGCTACAAATGGAGGATATTCATTAATAGTAAATATCCACTCATCACCATCTTTTGTAACCTTCTCTATCTATCCAGTATCTGTTACTAACAAGATACCATTAGTTGCTCTCATCTCATTATATGTAATCACATAAACATCTAGGTTGCCATTTACTTTAACATTACTGAACTCTGCAGTACCATCATTTTGTATGCGCCAGCCATTACCACTACCACTAGTAAATGATGGACTACCTATATCTAGACCAGTGCTTATGTAATTACTACTTATTCCTAATGCTACATTATTTGCTTTATCAACAATATAGAATCCATTTTCAACTACAGACTTTATTTCAGTTGGATATTCGGATTCTGTACCAACATATATCTTAGTACCAGAGGTTTTATTAACCATATCCAAATCATTCCATATAGATGTTGTATCATCATTTACTGCAAACACATCAGTTTTGTTTGGTACAATATGGAACGTTTGGTCTGTGCTGCCAGATATATTTAAGCAGTGATTTTCATCCTCATTGATACCCCAACAGTCAAATTGGAAACCATTTTCCAAAGTAAGCTCATCCACCTTTAATTGAGAAACATCAATCGTTTCAGATGTAAGAGCTGTGATATTTGCAGAATCAATATCTAATGGTTCTGTAAGTGTAAGATTACTAATAGTAGCACTTACTATATTTGCATTCTCTGCTGTAAGTATTCCAGTAAAGTTTGCATCAATACCAGTAAGTGTACCAGTAATATTAGTCTCACCTAAATTAGCTATTGCTGCTGTAAGTTTATCTGTATCTATTGAGTAAGCCGTTAATGTATTAGTTGTAATCTTCTCACTACTAAATTTAGTTGAATAACTGCTACTGCTAGATGTATTGGCATTAAATTTAGATGTGGAAGAAGTGCCAGAATTACTACTACTGCTACTTCTGGCACTCACCCTTATATTAATTAAATCACTCATACTTCTTTTAAAGTTATGGTTGAAGATGCCATTCTCATATCTGTATTAATAGACAAAGGATAAAATGTTTTACCTAAATATCCGATAGTATAGGTATTGAATGGACTAACATTAATAGTATTATTATCTAGTGTTGTTTCAACTATTATCTTAGGAGTATTGAACTCTTTATAATAGTGATCAACGTATAGTTTCTCAGCATAGGCTGTTATGCCTTCATTATTATCGGTAAGGTTCTTAAAGGCTGAATTGTCACTAACATTAATTGCCGTTGATATATTAATCGTCGGGGCTGCAACACCTAATTCATAAGCCTCAGATGCACTTAAAAGAGTATTGATATTAAATTCAACATCATCTTTCTTCTTTATATATTTGTCCGTTTCATCTGAACAGTAAACAATATCAGCATCCCCATCATTTTCTATATTACCATTATCGCTAACAATCTTACATTCAAAGTCCTTTATAACAATAGCACTGATGTTGTCTAGTACATTCTTACTGTTGGCATAAAACTTAGTGCTCCTAAACATAGTTGGATGTCTCCTCCACACAGTAACGAACTCACTATTTACTGGAGCAATTATACGGAATTCTAATTGTCCATATAAATCAGAAGGAATAGCAATTGCAGTACCTTCATTATCTCCTAAATTCATACTGTCTGTAATGTTGTTAGAGATGTCAAATTTGTTACCAACTATGTAGTCACCAATATTTGGATCATATCCTAAAGAGAATGATGGTATTGCTTCCTCAACAACTGATGCATCTGCTGTACCACTAGTTTTAGCTGTTTCCCATTCTTCCTTAGTCATCCATTTATAAGTACTGTCATATCCCCAAACCTTATTACCATCACTGTCTAATGTATAGTTACAAAGTTCTACACAGTACTTATCACCAACCTTTAATTGGCATTGTAAAATACCTATCTTACCAATATTATCTGATACTGAACCATCGCTGTTATAAGCATATTTCCAAGTATCATTTTTCCAATCTTCATCTGGATCAGAGAAATAAAACCTATCTAAATAATATGGATAATTAGTTGGATGTCCAGAAGTAAGTTTATTAGTACCAGTACTGTCATAGAAGTAAACTCCATAACGACCATTACCAGAACCTTCTCTGTTATTGTCTACAACTGACCACCAACCATCAGTATACCAACTATGATTTAAAAGTGGTTGCAACATCATCTCACCACTAAAGACAAAATAGTTAGTTGCATCATCACCACCAATCTGTCCCCAAGCTGCTGCTGTGGTAGATTTGTAAACTATAATACCAGTATCCTCTTCAACTGCTTTATTATAAATAGTCTGGAGGTAATTACCAATTTCAGCAAACTTAGTTTCACTATCATCACCACTACCATTAACTGTAATAGTTATATAATTCTCCATACTATCTGGAGCTTTATAAGTAGTAGATGAAGCAGTACCAGCCTTGTGTTCTGTATGTCCCCACTTAGCTAAGAAAGGACAATACTTATAATTCTGTACCTAATCATAAAAGGCAAGGCTGTCAGTACTAAGTGTTCCGTTATAAACTGATTTGAAGTTTGAACCATCAAAGTAATTGAAGTCCCAACTAGCATTATAGGCTAATTTTGTAAAGAAGTCTGTTGCTTCTTGTGCATCATAGCCATCATCATAGTCATTCATCATCCAGTTATGGAAACCACTATTAGATGATTTACCTTCACCAAATGCCCATATTTCAGTCATATATCTCTTCCTGCGAGGCCATAAAGATGTAACTGAATCATCATCCATTGGAGATGAAATAACATCTTCTATAGACTCTAATTTATCTGTAACTGCTATCTGATTATAAACATCAGCAACAGAAATATCTGTATCATCTGACATATAATCATTAACAGTAACGGTTAAGGCTTCTGAAGTAAGTGTAGAAGCAGTATCTCCTCTAAGAGTAATCCAACTAATGTTGTTATTCTTTACACTGTTCCAATCAAATATATAGAAGTCCTTACCTTCTTGTATAATATGTAAATTAAGGAATTTAAGGATCTCTTCCAGTAATTCCTCATTTGTATACATATCATCAAAATCCTCTCCTAAAAAGAGGTTTTCAGAAACACCAACAGTTGTAAAGACATTCTCACCATTATTAGTTTTAGAACCATCATAATAAATACAACCGTCAGTATCACCAAATATAATATCTAAATAATCATAGAATGACCTAACTTCACTATCAATTTTTCTGGCATTATAAGCACTTTCATTTGATGCTAGATAGTTGTATTCCAGAGTTGCCAGAAAATCGGTACAGTTAATCTTTATTGAATTGTATGTTTCACTATATGGCTGTGTATAGACATTAGGTTCTATATGGCCATAAAAGACTACTGTATCTCCTTTAGAGACCGTTACTGTAGTATCTGATGGCTTACCAGCAAACAAATAGTCACCTAACCATTTAGTACTATAAAATTCAATCTCTGCGGATTTCTTTATTATGTGTGTGAAGTTATCCTCACATTCTGTTTCTATCTGTAACGGATCATCGCTGAAGTAGCACATAACATTACCATCGGAATCAGTTGTTTCCTCAAAGGTAATGTTAGTGCCTACAGCTGTGGATTCAATAACTACAGTTACTAAATCATCGTTAATGTCTTTAAAACTACCAGTTATTTTCATTATTTTATTCCAGTATTTTTACCTACTGTTCCTTTTACTTTACTATAATTTCGTAGTGCCATATATAAGTCAGAACCTTTAATCCTAACTTCACCACCTACAACTCCTCCAGTACCACCACCGTTGTCCAGTATGTTCCAGAGGTTAGCTTGCTGGCCTTTAGTAAGTACAGCTTCACCACCGTTTACTCTAATTAGATTTTGGTCACCTACAAATCCATTGCCATTAACAATACCACCATTAGCAAATGCACCAGATATAGAAGCAATAGCTGCTATAACTGCAGCAACACCCATTGCTATAGCTACTATGTTCATTGGGAAAGGCATACTAGAACCACTAGCAGTAGCACCAGAAATACCCTTAGCTGTATTAGCTGCAACTATTGTACCAGCATTAGCAACCTCTTGTTGTGCATTTTGATTCTTAACCTATTGGTTAGCTGTTTCAGAAGCTGTCAGCATATCAGTAGCCATCTTTACTGTATTCATTATAGTCTATACAGATTGTAAAGTAGTAGTAACCACACCTACAACACTAGTAAAGATCTCCCAAGCACTAGCACCTTCTTCTATTGCAGATACCATATTGGAAACTGAACTACCAATATTATCAATGGCACTAATAGAATCATTAAGATTATCTAAACTTAGCCCTTCTGTATCAATCTCCAGTTTTAATGGTTCTAGACCTTCCTTCTGGAGTATTTCATTAATTTTAGCTAGTTCAGCCTCTGCCTATTTCTTATTAATGCTACCAATCTATACATCAGTTTGTAAATTAGATACTGCTGTCTATGCATTACTATAAATTTCTCTCTTATTTTCCCTAGTTTGTTGTGGAGTCTTTACAGTAACAGTTGGAGAAAGTTGATTAAACATCTTCTACATCTCCTCCTTAGTTGGCATTTTAATCTTAGGTGTTACAACTGGCACTAGAGATTCAGCCTTAATAGACTTTTCTAAATCTTCTTTAGCCTTCTTTAATTCATTAATCTTACTTTGTAAGGTAACAGAAACTGACTTATCTGCAGATGCATTAAGTTGCTTAGATAATTTAGATATTTCTTGTGAATACCAATCTAGTGAACCTTGTGCTGCAACATCAGATTTCTTAGTAATGCCTTTGGATTTTCTACTAGAAGGTTTATTATTGTTGTCAGAAACTACATCAAGTTTATTTGTTAAACTTTTGGCAGCCTTCTTTATTGCATCAATTCTCTTTTGTATATTAGCAGCAACTGCTTTATCTGTAGTTTTATTAAGTTGTTTATAAAGCTTGTTTAGTTCATTACTATACTACTGAAGCTTTTTTGTTGATGGATCCTTAGTCTTATCAGTGGTATTGTTGTTTTGCGTCAGGCGTTTATTGTTGTCTGCTTGCCTTTTAAGATTGTCTGCCATTTCCTGTGCGGCCTTTTTCGCCAATTGGTCTTCCGTTCCTAATAACTTTCGAACAGGGGCAAATGCTGCATTGGCTGCTCTGTTAATACTATCAAGCCAATCAACAACTGTCTTTAACCCATTTACAAGCTTTGTAACAGCTTTAATAGCTCCAACCTTTATATCTGATACAAACTCATCCCAACCTTTACCAGACACATCAAAAAGGCTTATGATTGCTCTCTTTAAATCTTCGGTAGCATCCATCTGTTCTTTGGCAAGTCTTACTCCTTCGGGTGCGTTATCGTAAAGTTCCTGCATATTACCCTTAATATCCTTAATGGTAGTTAAGAACTGATAACCTGCGTCTTCACCCGGACCTCCGAAAATGTCTGATATAGCCTGTCCAACCTCTTGTGCCTGTGGTGACATTTCTGACATTTTTTGACTAACTTGTTTCATTACATCAAAAGTGGTAATAGAACCATCAGCTAAGCCCTTCATAACCTTCTTTGAATCAATGCCGATTGCGTCAAGTGCCTTTTGTACTGCAGGTGACATTTCTCTAATTCGGATATTTGCTTCCTTAATGGAATCTACTGCCTTATCACTAACAATACCTTGCTGCTGACTTCGGATTATTGTTGTAGATAGTTCGTCAATACTCATCCCTGCTTCTTTTGCGTAGGTAGAGTACTCCTCCATTTGAGATTTGTACTCATCCTTATCAACGGCAAGGTTTAAACCATCCTATATTGAATCTGCTGCTTCTTGAAAACTTACACCCATCTGTCTCGCAACAGTGTTAGCCGTCTTAACAACGTCATCCATACTCATACCAAACTGCTCTGCTGTTGTTTCGCAAGTTGCTCTAAAATCTATAAGGGCTTGACCTCCAAGTCCTGTGAACTGTTGAATGGCCTGATTTGCTTTTGAACTCTCAGCATTGAAGTCTACAAAAGCCTTTGCACCTGCTATAACACCTGCTGCAACTGCAGTAATACCAGCACCTTTAATCATCGTACCACTAAGTTCTGGCATTTTAAAGTCCTTCACACTAGCCATAGATGATTGTAGGTTCTTACTAAATGAGGTTATATCTCCACTCTTTAAAGAGCTGATCATATTAGATATGGAATTACTAAGATCGTCTACAGATGATTTTGCACTATCCATAGCTTCCTTAGTTTCACTAGCAATCTTACTCTATATATTAGTATATCTTTGTAATTCACCAACTAAAGTTTTATAAGCACTACTAGTTTCCTTACCTTTATCAGCTAAGTTGGCAAGTTCTTCTTTGATATTCTTTATTTTACCTTGTAAAGTCTTGCCAGAACCTCCTAATGCCTATAAATACTTTCGTATTTCTTTCTCATTATCACCGACTGCATCGGTTACATCATCCAGATTGCCCTTTAATTTTTTAAGACCAGCTCTTTCAGATGCATTATTAAGGTCTTTTATGTTATTGATGGCATCTTTTATACCACCAGAAAATTTACTGGTATCTAGTACCAGTTCTTCCTTTAATTGTCCCATTATATTATACCCTTAGATTTAAGTAATTCTTCTCTTTTCTTAGCTTTTGCAAGCATCTATTCTCTCTTCTCTTTGGTCATTGTTACTTTAGGGAGGTGCGGAACTTCTTTGTCCCAACTAAATTGTATAATATCTTTGGGCTTTAGTTTCTTTTTAGAATTGGCTTGTGCAAGTATGTAGCAGATAGACCTAGTTTGTTCCCAGTCCTCTCTGACTGAATATCCCATCTTTTTTATAATAGGTTCTAGTTCATATCGCTACATCTTGTCCATAAAATACTCTACCGAAACACATTTATATTGTAGGCAAAGTAAACACATTAAGTCCGTAAACGTAATTACTTCGCCATCCCTTTTTTTTCTGCTTGTTCTCCCTGCTGTAAGCTCTTGCTACTATCAACTACCCATTGATTAAACTTAGCAAACTGATCTGGATTACTGTCCAACCAGTCTAAGAAATCATCAAACTTCAGTTCAATGTCTGGATAATTAGCTAAAATCACCGCAAACATATAAGTAATCATATCTGATACTGTCTGTGGATTAAACATCTTACTTGTTATAGTTTCATATATAATATATGATCTGAACTTATTTTTAAGTTCTAATTCGTTACCGTTAATTGTTATTTTCATACTGCTTATAAATTAAAAAAAAGGAGGAATCTACAAAGACCCCTCCATAACTATTAATTATCTATCAACCGTTTGTACTAGCAGTGGTTTTAACTAATGCACCTACACCGTTGAAGGATACACTGTAAGTAGCCAGTTCACCGTTACCTGCTGTCATAGATATACTAGAGATAACTGCTTTACCAGAATACATATCATTGCTGGAAGTCCAACCACCTTCTGGTACGATGTGTCCATCATCATCTGGATCTGTCGTTTTATCTTTATTAGCTACAGTAGCAAATACGAAGTCCAAAGACTTACCAGCTAACATAGCATCTACTAATTCAGTGTAATCTGCTACAACCATAAGGTTATCACTAGTAGCTGACCAGCTCATTTTACCTCTCTTGGTAGCTCCCCACTGTCCCGTATCTTTACAACTGATGTCAATATCATCAGAGTTGATTTCTACACTACAAGAAGTAGCGCAACCTAAAGTTTTACCACCCAAGAATACTTGGATGTCTTCACCCATTAAATTAGCCATAATAAATCAAAAAATTATATTTGTTTCAAATGTTAGAGTTTGAATATATGCATCTTCTATAAAATTTTCCACCACTCCAGTAAGATAAATCCTACCAAAGTAAGTATCTCTATGTAATTCTAATATCTTCCTTATTCGTTCAGCTATTGTAGCCGTTTCACTATAGTTCTTAGAAGCTATAGCTATAGAGAAAGTAATACTATCCTTTACTACATTAGTTTTAGTATATTCTGTACTAAGAGAATTTCTAGTAAATATGATAAAAGGATAGCTTACTGACTCTTCTGCCACAATAGGGAAAATATTATTACCTACTAATTCGGATAGTTCACTATCTTCTTTTAGTAAGGCATATAAGTATTTATTAAAACTAAGACCAGTAACTTTCATTGATTATATTTTTTATATATTTTCTCTATAGCATTTTCCAAATTAGATTGTAATGACTGCTCCACTAGTTGTGAGGTATCAGCAACTGCTTTACTAAAGAAGTGTGTTGCCTCCATCTTACCTCTATACTGACCAGATTTATTATAACGACCGACTGTTCCGTTTTCAAAGAACTTTAATTTAAAATTGCCTTTATTGGAATTACTGATAATCTCAGTTCTTCCAGATAAACCACTTTTACTTACTTTTACTATTACACCACCCTATAGTGTTAGACCCCATTTATCTGGCTTATTATATGCGGTAGTTACTCCCATAAGGTTCTGAACAGCCTTTCGTTTAATAATATTTAGAGATTGTGTCATTCCAGATCTGATAGCTGGTTTTAGTTTTTCAACTTCAATAGCCTTTAGAAATTGCTCTAATTTTCTACTGTCTAATTTCATTCAGTAATCAGTTCTGTAGTTATTACTTTCTTGTTCTAGTCCTTTACTGGCTCAATTGCCAGTATTCTGTATTTCTTAGAATCCCATTCTATATAATCTGTTTCAATAACATCTACATAATAGTATACCTCAAATGTCTTATTGTATATATAAACTAGAGCATTATTCTCTGTCAATCTGTTTCCAGAATTGTGAATAATTCTTGCTCTAGTTGTGACATTCAAAGCGTACTCTTGTACCTACTCACCATAGTCATTCTAAACTGTAGTTGTTCGGTATATATTTATAATATCAGTCAATAATCCTGCTCTCATATCATACACTTTGACGTTAAACGTTTTAACTCTTTACCAGTATTGCTTTACCCTCACTATCAGTAGATTCGGTAAATGTATATCCAGCATTAGATAATCTGGCAATCAGCCATTCTTTGGTTGTGTCAGAACAGTTGGTAACATATACAGTTGTCAATAAGGTACAATGGTCAAACATATATGTATAGTTAGTAACTGCTGTGCTATCAAAATTATCCAGATGTATAGTTTTTACTGCATAACAGTAACGGAACATACTATTAGTATTAGTAAGTACTGATGAGGCTAGCCAACTAACATCTATATCCTCTATAGACTGCCAATTATAATGCATACCACCAACAATAGTTGCAACTGTATTCTATGTGGTAGGTGCTGAATAACTAGTAATTTTCGTAAATCCAGATAGGAAGCTACTAAAGTTAGTGCTTTGTGATACATCCCATTTACTAAGATCTAAAGATGTAATTCCAGTATTGTTATTTAAATCTAGGAACTGTTCAAAGGTAGTAACCTTAGAAGTATCAATTTCACCTATATTTAATTCCTTTAGACTGTTGCACCTATAAAAAGCTCTCTTCATATTGGTTACTGCTGAAGTATCCATACCATTAAGTGTAACTGTTTCTAGTGCAGAACACTCATTACACAAATAGTTTAGTGTAGTATTAGAGGAAGTGCCAGTAAATCCAGATAAATCTAAGTTCACTAATGAGGAGCAAACATTAAACATAGCATCCATAATAGTAACTGCTGTTGGATTCCATCCAGTTAAATCTATAGATTTTAGAGATTTACAAGACTAAAACATCTGACTCATATTAGTAACCTTAGAAACATCCCACATAGATAAATCTAAGGAAGTTACTTTAACACAATTATTAAACACCCTATACATATTGGTTACATTAGAAGTATCCCATCCAGTAAAGTCAAAATTAACTAAAGGAATATTACCAGTATTGTCATTAAATATTCTATCCATAGTTGTTAGATTGCTGGAATCACAATACTTTAACCAACTCATATCATAGGTTTTAGTGGTATCAAATGCGTTATTAGTCCACCTAAAATTCCACTAATTAGGTAATACAATACTAGGTGGTGCAATACCTTCTATAGAAGTAACCTTATCTGCATAGCTTCTAAAAGTGTCACTGTCAGAAACAGTAACACCTTTATTAACTAATGCCTCTTTTATCGCTGTTTTAGTATCATTTAAATATGATAACTTTTCCGATATAGTTCCCATAATTAAACCTCCTCACCATTAATTGTATCCAACAGAGTAGATATATTACCAATAGTACTTTCAATCTCAGTTATTTTGGCTGTAATAACCTTATTCTGTACTGGATTCTCTGAAGTATCAGATAGTTCGGAATCTACAGTAACAGAACCTCCTCCACCTTCAGAGATAACCTCTTGAAGTGATTTAGCAGAATCCCAATTGGTGCCGTCATAATCACCAATACCTTTTATATAAGTGTAACCGTCTGCCATTATTTGAAGAACATTGCTTCTTGCGTTAATAGAACCATCACCTATTGTAAATTTAGTACCGTTGTGGGTAGTATCTGAGCCACTTGTTACAAATTTATTGTACTGTCCCAATGCAACTTCCGCTTCATTTACAGCATAATTATCCTCACCTATTGCAACTGAATATTTACCTGTTGCTTGGTTACTTTGTCCTATTGCAACTGACGGCTGACCATTTGCGGATGCAGAATTACTCATACCAATGGCCGTTGAGGCATAACTATTTGCAGCATTAGAATATCCAATAGCCGTTGAGGCATAACCATATGCCTTATTACTACTACCTATAGCAGCACTATATTGACCACTAACAGTATTATAACTTCCCAAAGCATAGGTGTAATCGTAGGCCTGTCTATTATTATTGTATTCACCAATCATATAACTATAAGCACCTGCTTTATTGTTGTAACCTGCTGCAAAACCATATTGACCACTTACTGTGTTTGAGCAACCTATGGTTGCACCATACATTGCACTGATGGTATTGTTACGACCTGCTGCAAATCCATACTCACCACTAACGGTATTTGACTCACCGCCAACAAGAGCTTCTGATTCAGATACTTTATTGCTTGTGCCAAATACAGCCGAATAACTACCCTTTGTTATGCTATTATCGTAACCTGCCACAAAATTTTGGTAAGTATTGGCCGAAATGGTAATATTACTGCCAAAAGCTGCTGATGCCTTACCTTCAACTGTATTGTCACAATCTACTTCAGTACCACTCCAATGGGTGTAAGTACCTTTCATCTTTATTGAACAGTCACCATCATTAACCAAATTAAGAGTTGAGTTAATAACATTATCATCTGTTATTTCTAAAGAAGTTCCTGCGGTATATTCTGTTCCACCTCCAGTAGCTGATATTACATTATCAGTAATAGTAATGTTATCACCTGCTGTAAGTGTGTTTTGCTTAGCAGCCAACAACTCATCTGTAGCTGTTTTATTATAGTATTGTGTAGGATCGAATGTTCCACCTCCTGCAACTTTCTCATCAATAGTAGCCTTATCATAAGTATATTCTGAAAGGGCTGTACTATCTATATAATCACCAGCATCCTATTTATTGGCTAGTGCTGTATTTACTTCTGTCTTATATTCAGTAAAGGTAGTATCTGTTACATAATCACCTTTATCCTATTTTGTATCTAGATCCTCTTTAGTTGCATAGCCATCTAATGACTAATGCTCTGTAAGATAGCCAGCATCATTAGTAAAGGCAGATACTTTAGTAGGAAAATCTGTAATATCTGTAGTTGTATGTGTATGTTCTAAGGCTGCTTTATTATTAAGTACAGCCGTTATAACTTTATTTTGAACTGGATTTTCAGAGGTTTCTGACATCTCATCATCAACTATACCTCCACTATTCTCCAATGCTGTAACTCTCTAATCTAAACTATCTTCAGCAGCTAATGCTCTAGCTATTTCTGTATCAATTGCCTTCTTTAATTCTTCTAAATCAATTTCGCCAATATCAGTAGTATCGCCAGTTCCATAATTTCTGTAAAGATCTATAAGGAAATTATAACTGTTTGGAATCTCTACTGCTGTCGTATAGGCTACTGATTCTCTGTTGGCATAATAGTTACCCACCAATAAAAGTAAGGCTTGTTTCAGAGGAGCAGGAATGTCACCTTTATCATCCTCCAAATCAGTTAAATATACATTAAGATGCTTAGCAATAGCACCTTCACAAGCCAGAATTAGGGCTGATATGTAATTATCATCTTCTGTAAATGTATCATTTATATTAAGATGTTTTTTAACTTCATCAACTGTTATATACATATCACTATAAAAATAAAAAAAGTGCAAGCAGGTAACTCTAAGTACCTACCTGCACTTTAAAGGTTATTAATTAATCAAAAATCAATTTTCTGCAATAGTCTTAGCTACGATAGCTTCTGCTCTACGAGGTTTAGCATCAAAGTAAGCATTAACAACCAAGCGAACTTCGCCTTGATCAGCGAGTGTATAAGGATCAACTGTAAGGTCTATAGCACCCCACTGTGCAATTACATAGTCAGCAAAATTACCAACTACAATACCCTTAGCACCAGCAGCTACATAAGCAGGAGTACCATCAATCTCACCATTCTCAAAGATCATACCAGTGTTGTTAGTACCCTTAATAGTGCTACGAAGAGTAGCCTTTACAGATGGACTAACAATATAAGTATAGTCACCAAATACTTTGTTGTTCTCAAGTTCAGCCTCTAATTCACAAATATCCTTATAGTCAGCACTAATTGAACCAGCACCGTTAAAGATACCTGCAGGTTGGTTAGCTGTACCAGCAGCATCACCTAAGATAGTAGCTTGGAGCTTGTCTGTGATAGCATTTATAATATCTCTACGCAACATCTCATCAGCAGCAGCAGAATCTTGGATCAAGAATTGCTTTGATACGTTAATCTTAGTTGTAAGACGTTTTGGGGTAAGTAATACTTCACCAAATTCTCCTGCACCATCGTCAGCAGCTTCAATTTCACCCTTCCAAGTAGCAGATGTTCCAGCATAAGTAGGTATAGAAACATCACCAACAAGTCCAGTAAGTATAGTAGCACCAGCTTTAGCAAGTACTAAGTTATCTCTTAGTGGATCGAGGATATTCAATTTTTCCTCTGCAACTACTTCTTGTCCAGCCGTAGCAACTGTAGCTTGTACATCAGCTCTTTCCTCAACTGGCAACTGTATTTGGCCATTGAATGAAAGGCCAGATTTACGCATTTCTGCTTTACCAACGTTAATTACTGCTTGTGCAGACTCGTCTAATTGTCTTTTATCAGCTATACTGCGAATAGCTTTTACTAATGAAAATTTATTCATACTTCTTTCCTCTTCTTCTTCTTTTTCAGCCTTTTCTTCAGTAGGCTCTGGTTCGTTATCGTCTTTCTTATCTAATTCTTTGTCAATCTCAGCAATTTGTTCTTTTATTTCTTCCAACTCAGCTTGCTCTTCCTCGTTTAATTCTCTCTCCTCTGACTGAGCAGTGCTAAGTAATTCGTTTGCGTCTTTGATAAGTTGCTCTTTCTTATCAATAAGTTCTACAGTATTCATACTGCGAAATGAAACTTTCTTCTTCATACTTTATTTTATTTAACTAATAAATTCTTTCGTAAATTAGAGTAATATTCAGCAAGTTTTATCTTGCGTAATTCTTTATTCTCAGCTTCTTTTATTAAATCTAGGCCTCTAGTATCTACAACAACACTAGTAGCGTCATAAGCAGCTCTATAAACTGGTGAAACATCAAACAATTCATTAATATGTGTTATGATTCGTAAGTAAGAACCATCATCTTGTTTCTCCCATTTGTCCTCTGCAACAGTAAATGCAAAACTAGATGTAGATATATCACCCCTTTTAACACCTTCTAGTAATTCATCACCTAATGCAGTATGTGGTGCTTCAAACTTATACATAAGTCCTATATCGTCTATACTTAAAGATAGACTACCAACACCTTGTTTAGATCTTGCAAGAACACCCCTTTCTTCATTATGGTCTAATAAGGCCAGTACATCCGATTGATCTATAACACCTTCTAGAGCTGCTGGATCTATAATCTCAATAAATCCACCTAAATCATTAGATGGAGTATTAAATACAGCAGCATAACCACTAATCATACGGCTATCTACTGTATCCAATCCAACATCACCAATATTTCTTTTTTCTATCATACCTCTGTATTCGTTACATCCTCTTGTTTAACAATCTCCTCATTCTCTATTCTGTTATCTGTAGCTACATTATTACTTGCATTTTTTAAAGTCATAAGATTTACTTGGCAGAAATGATTATCACCACCATCAACGGCTGGCAAATCAAATTCTTTTCTTATCTCATTAACTGATACAACACCAATATTGAATAAAGTATTGTAATAGTTAGCAAGTGACTCTTTATCTGTTCTAAGTAATCTGGATGTATCAAATCTTACCTAAATAGAATCTCTCTCCGATGGCTTATACAATTTCCTTTCAAACTCTAACTCTATCTTTTCAAGCATAGGAGAAAGTGTATCCGTTAAGAATGATAAGTTTGTAGCTTCAACAGTACTATAGGAGCTATGAGATAAATCAAAGGCTTTTACTGGAGAAACTCCGAAAAATCTACATATATCTACCACATTGAACTCTCTAGTTTCTAATAACTGAGAATCCTCTGGATTAACAGTAATTGGTTCATAGGTCATATTACCCTGCAGAACGGCAATACCATTAGGATTGCCAGTTTCTGGGCTGAATGCCTAATTCCAACTGTTTTTTAAATCTTGCTATTGTTTGGTTGTAAGACTAGATTCAACTTTAAGAATACCAGCTAAGTTAGCTCCACCTTTAAAGAATCCTGCTGAATGTGCTTCAGCATTATTAGCCAACTCCAAAGTATTCCTTGCATATTTTAAAGTGGATATACCAGTAATGCCATCATTACTAAAGTTAAGAATATGTATCATATTGCAAGCCTCTACAATACCTTTAATACCTTTTACTGAGTAAGTAATATTTTCCTCATAGGTGCGAGGTTCAATAATAGTCACATATTCAGAAGGAATAAAGTGTAAAGCAATAGCATCACCAGCTAAATTCCTTTGTATGTAAGCATATCCATTTCCTTTTAAGAGTACACTAGTTACCAGTGTTTTCAAGAATGTAAATCTAGTCATTCTCTTGTTTGGTTCTGAATTTAGAATCCTATAAGTAGGGTGTTGAACGAATTTACTTCTATATCCCTAAGCATCCACTTTGTAAGGTTCTAGTGGAAGCTGGGCTATAGAATCAGAAATTACTTCTACACACCTATATACTGCTGATAGTAATAAGGCCTTATTAGGTGTAGCCGTAAGAATATTACTACCAAACAGTAAGTAGTCAAAACCAGAACTTCTTTGTTCCATTTGAACTGGAACTACTTTCTACTTTTTACTAAATAATCCCATTATATAACTAATATTTCATTTGTATAGTGTGGAGAATCTAAATACTATCCTAATGCTTCTATTATGGCTATTACACCATCTATCTTTTTACCCTTAACTGCTTTGTTAGGTTTAATGTTACCGTTATGATCTGATTTTAGTTGTACATTCTTAAAACACCATCTGGTAATCTCATTATTAAAGATAACAGCTTTGCCAGATAGTAGTAAACGTTCCAATTCTCTGGTTGGTTTATTAAAGTTACCTAGAGTCTGTGGATACTCAACTAAAGGTAATCCCATCTCTGTAGATTTAATAGCCCACTATGTGGCATTGTACTTATCATAACCAACCGATTGTAAGTTCACTACATCAGCATATTTCATCATATCATTAGTAATATAGTCATAATCAGTAACATTACCAGCCGTAATATGTAATATACCCTAATTCTTCCAACTCTTATATAATTCTCGGTCTGGTTTCTCTATTAAAGCAGATTCTGGTAGATAGTAATCTGTCCAGAAATAGTAAGTATCATCTTTAATAGCCATATAAGCAACAGCAGTCAAATCTGATGTGGCAGCCAAATCCACACCACAATATACATCACAATCTCTAAATGTATGCCAATCAAAATCAGATGAAGCCTTAACAATATAGTGATCTGGTAGCCATACATCTGCTACGTCACACCACAAGTTTAAATTCTTAGTCTTAACTGATACTTCCTCTGATGGATTGTTTGTTGCTTGTTGTACCTATTCTCTAAGATATTTTTTAGTAACAGTAACATCTAAATTAGGAGTACATTTTACCCAATTCTCTTCTTTAGTCCAATCATCATCAACATCTAAAGAGTAAATAGCAACAAATAAAGAATCATCCTGCTTTAAGTTATGTAGAATTTCCACACAAGTTTCTCTTAATTTATAGCAGGGCAAAGTCTTATCAAATCCAGCAGTTGTAATAGTACACAAGTGAGGATTTTGTCGCATACCCATAGATGATTTTATTACATCCCTAACCTTAGATGTTTTAGCTGAGTGATATTCATCGACCAAACCAAAGGAAGCATTAAATCCATCCAGTTTAGAATCATCAGATGCAAATACTTTTAAAGAAGAGTGATTAGCATCTAAAAAGATCCTATCCCTATATGCTCTAAGATACTTAGATTTTGGATCTAGTTGCTTAGTAAAAGTCTGACAAAACTCATAAGCAATCTTAGCTTGCTCCTTACTATTAGCAGCCAAATCAACCTCAGCACCATCCTCACCGTCAGCTATTAAAAAGTAAAGACATAAGCCAGCAGCTAGTGCTGTCTTGCCATTCTTTCTGGAGACTTCTATATAACTGCTGGTAAACCGTCTAGTACCGTCAGTTGTATAGAAGCCTACAATATTAGCTATAATAAATTGTTGCCAGTTCTCTAAGATGAATGACTAGCCAGAAGAACTACCCTTAAAGTGTTTCAGCATTTTAAAGAAGTTAATTGCTTTATCTACTTTATCCTCTCTAAAGGTAAGATCTGTTCTTTGTAAATCATTCTGGAACCTCTAGCAAGCCAAATATATCAGTTCACCAACCAAGATTCTTTTATTAAGGACATCATCAACATACTGATAATATCCTTTCATTTATTGTCTTTTAAAAAACTGTCTAATGGTGAATCTTCCTCATCATTATCTAATGCATCTATTTTCTATCTATCCTTTGGTGTTAGTCCAAACTTCTCCATTACTTTAATGCAAGCAGTTTGTGCATCCTTGCCAATTTTAACTGCAGGATGCTCACTAATATTACCCCTATCACTTCTAACTGTTATGCCTTCTTTTTCTATAAGCTTATTGGCCTTTATAAAAGTAGAGTAGTTTCTAGCCAGTATCTGTAATGCTCCCGTATCAACGTCAGCTAATATTCCCTTTGATTCTAGCATATCAATGACTACTTTCATATAAGCCTTAGCCTCTGCTTCAATACTTTTAGGCATTATAAATTCACCCGTCATTTTTGTAAGATAATTAATAATTTATTCATAAGTCATACATCTCAGTGTTAAACATTAAATATTTAAGGCTAGAAGTACATCTTAGTAGTTTTTTTAATTTTCATTTGGAAAATGTAAAATTACTAGGTATATTTACTTATAATAATAATAAATCAAAATACTATGAAAACAAAAAAATCTGGATTTGTTGGTGTAAGATTAACACCTCATTAGGAGTTTGAACTATCAAATATTGCTAGAGAACTCAATTTAAGTAAGAGTTAGGTAATCAGATGTAGTATTGATAACCTAATAGAATCATATTATAGCCCTATAGTGTAAAGGTTAGCACCAATATCTCTAAAATATTAGGTCTCAGTTCGATTCTGAGTGGGGCAACCAAAAGAAATACTATGAACAGAACAGAAACTTTTATAGAAATGTGTGAGGCAACAATAAATATGGCAAAATTAGTAAAGAAATTTGCCGTTGATTATGGCCTGCAAGATAATCCAATTTATATAGATTACCAAGATCAACTTAATAACCTAAGTGTAGTTTATGAAGAAAATTAAAAACTGGGATAGTTATAGACGTAAATAGTGTAATATAGAAAAAGCCGTTTACAACCCAGAAGTAAATAATCTAATACAGAAAAATTATATACCATTATACCAATCTTTAGTAAAGAATGAATGGGATTTGACCTATTTTTAGGATGCTTTCCTAAAGATAACACATTAGTACAATCCAGAAGAGGATTTTGTGTAGCAGTTTATACATCTTTTCAAGATAATGAAAGGTGGTTGTATCAGAGATGATAATGCATTACTAAAGATAAATCAAGAAGATATGTCAGTTTATTCTGGATATAATGATGTATATGTAAAGTAGAATGGTAATGAAGTACTATTGCCATTTAGTTTTGAACAAGAAGATACAGTAGTAGCTAAAACTAATAATAAACTAAAGGATGCCTTACTTAAAGAAAGCAGAGAAGCCAAAAATAAGAAGCGACATAAAACGCAAAACTAGGAATAAGATCTACACCACCGCTAAATGGTCTAATTTGCGTAAAAGTAAACTAATGTTCAATCCTTTATGTGAATTATGTCTGGCACAGGGTAAAGTAACTCCAGCTACTGATGTTCACCACAATTATTCCTTCCTAAACATAGATGGTAGTATAAACTATGATAGATGCTATGACTATGGAAATCTAATTAGTTTATGTCACTAGTGCCATTCAAAAATTCATAAATAGTATGGCCGAACAGAAGGAGAGGTAGGAAATCTAATATATGCCTTAAATAGAGAAAAAGAAAAAATTATTTCAGAATCAGAAGGACAAAAATAACCGTCAGAAGTAATTTTTGATAGATTTGGAAGAGTGTGCAAAAATTGGGTAAAATTTGCACTTGGATTCTGGCAGGAAATGATTATATTTGTTTTAGAAAGTTAAGGAAATGGTGTTCAGATATTTTAATTCCAAAAACTAAATTCTATTCATAATTTTAAAATTTTATACAAGTTAGTTATTAAAAAGGGAGTTTAGACAGCTCCCTTCTTTAAAACACCTAGTGTAACCATTTTACGAACCTTCCTCCTATAAGAAAGAGTAAAATGGTACCACCACTAAAAATGGATATAAAATTTAAAATTGATGGTCAGAGAGAATTTTTAGAAGAATAAACTCACATTTTCCTACTATTATATTTTTCAGTACAACTGATTTCAAAGAAAGTTCCTTTATGGGGCTTTCTTTTTAAAAGAAGTGGGTGTAACCATTTTACGTACCTTCCCCTTATAGGTAAGGGATTTCAGTTACAACACCAGTTTTGAAGATTAGATATAAATAAAGTTCAAATTTTTAACTAACCCATAAAAAATAAACAATATGAAAGAATTTATTATTGAAGGTGGAAATCACCGTTATTTAAGTGAATTAAAAGAATTTCAAGATGGTCTACCAGTTGGTGTAATAAATAAGACTAAACCAGATGTTGGCGGTACTTACACAGCAGCCAATTGTGATAGTAATTACATTATTGTATGTCCCTTTAGGGATCTAGTTGATAGTATATGTGCTGATACAAATAATAAATATCCAGTGCTGAAGGTTTATCAAGGAGTAAAAGAATCTGACTTTACTAAGTATATGCAAAGTACTACGGTACATAAAATTGCTGTTACTTATGATAGTTTTAGTAGTAAAGTAATAAAGTGGATTAGTAAGTATGACAATACCAATAACTGGAAAGTTCTAATTGATGAGTACCACTTAATTTTGGAGGATATGGATTATAGAGAGGATGCCATAGTAAATCTAATAGAGAGTGTACACAGTTTCAAACATTACTCTTATTTGTCAGCAACTCCAATTAATGTGGATCTGGAAATAGATGAGTTTAAGAAATTGCCACATTATACAGTAACTTGGAATAATGTAAGGAATATTTCGGTACAGAGAATTAATTGTTCTCAACTTACTAGAAGCGTCTTAGCCGTTCTTAATTCATTCATAGATGGAACACTAAGTATTGGTGGTATTAAGGTTGAAGAATTATTTGTATTTTGTAACTCGGTAACCTTTATTAAAAGACTGCTGGAGACTTTGGAAGTAGAACCAGAGGATGTAAAAATCTGCTGTGCTTACAATAAAAGGAATGTACAAGTTCTTAACCGTTATCAAATAGAACCAATAACCAATCCTAATAAAAGATTGAACTTCTTTACTAAGAAAGGATTTCAAGGATGTAACCTATTTAGTAATAATGGACTAGTAATGGTTATTAGTGATGGCAACAAAGAAAGTACTTTAGTAGATATATGTACAACTATGGAACAGATTGCTGGTCGTTTGAGAGAGAATGAGAAATACCACAATATTTTTGGTAATGTAATGTTTCACTTCTATAGTAATGTCAAATACAATCTTACTGATGAACAGTTCAATAAGATTATGGAGGACAAAATGGATAGAGCAGAAATCTTAATTAGTGGTTATAATAAAATGGATGAAAGAGAACGTAATGTTTATAGTACTACTCTCCATCTGGACAATGAATTGGTATCCATTACTAAGGAAGGAATGTTGGTAAACAATCTGAAAATACAAGCCTTTAAAAATAAACAGTTAATTCGTAAACAATATACAAATGATAATTTAATGCTGGCTGCTTATAGAGATGGTTCTGGTAGATTTACTCCTACTGATGAGTTGAGTAAGGATAGTATAGAACTATTTACTGGCCAAATTAAAAAGATAACAACATTCTCATATAAAAGTATGTTACAAGATTATCTGAATACTGCAGATAGATTACTGAGAAACGAATATGAAATGGAGTTTACAGAGTTTAGAGATATAAGATACTATATGAAGGAAAGTGAACTCAATACTCTAAAATGGAGTAAGGGTAAGATAGCCAAAGCTATTGCAGACAAAAAGATGTTGAATATAGTATTTCTCAATCTTTACAATCATTTTGGAGAAGGATTTGTAAGCAGTGCAGATGTTAAAAAGTATTTGGAAGGAGAATTTGATAGATTACAAATTGATTTAACTGCAAAGGCAGCTCTTATTAAAAATAATGGAATCTTTAATGTAGAGGAAACATCTAAAAGAATAGATGGCAAAGTAACTAAGGGATTTGAAATTGGAAGTAGAATATTAAATTTTAAAATATATGAATGAATTTAAGAAAGCCGAATAGCTCGGTAGGGAAAAGTTTTAGCAAGGTCTAAAGAAGAATGGCATAAAGAACTATAAATTTACAACTAACTAGTATGATCCAATAGACTGTATTATCTGGAATAAAGGTAAAAAGATACTAATTGAGATCAAGAACAGAGATGAGAAGTATGAGAATTATCCAACACATATGATGGAGCTTCACAAATATAGAGATATGATGAAAATGCCAGCAGATAAAAGATATTATGTTTGCATATTCGGAAACACCTTTTACTGGTACAATCTAAATGATATTGATGTTTAGCCAGAATTAATGTATGGAGCTAAAACAACAGCCATAGATACTGGCAAAGTTCTTAAACAAGTACTATTTATACCAACTAATAAAGCAAAAATTACAAAACTATGAAAAGAATTATATTATTCCTTATTACAATTGTTACTCTTAATGTAAATGCACAAGAGTTAGTTCTAAATAAATTAATAGATGATACTACAAGATGTTGTTGTACCAATACAGAAAAAATATTTGGCGGTACTAAATACACATTAGCTAAAGATGCTTTTGAAAACGGACAAGAAATTTACAGTCTTTATTTTTTCGTACATAAAGCCAGTATGATTAAATCTACATTTAAAGATCCTTTAGCTTACTCACCAATAATTAAATTGATTACTGAAGATGGTGATACTATTGAAGCATATAGAACTTATGGTGATGTTGATTTAGGAGGTAAGACTTTTACAATGCCACATTATGATCATTATTATGGCCGAATAGGTAAGTTAAGATATAGTGGTAGTTTTCAGAATGGCTATGACTCATATAATTGGACAATTTATAAAGGAACATATTTATACCAGATAGAAGAAAATAAACTTCAAATACTTTTTACTAAGAAATTTAAAATAATGTATGAAAATCAATTTGGTATATGGAAAGAAATAAATTGCCATAATATAAAGAAGCATTTACAAAAATCTTATGAAATAATGAAGCCTATTAAATTTTAATACTATGATACTATTAATAATTATACTACTAACCTTCCTTGCTGTGGTATTAGTAAAGATGATTACTAAGATACATAAAGATTTTAAAAGAGATATGTACATCGCGAAAATAGATAGAAAGTACCGAAACCTACGATAAATAAAGGGCTGTCCAGAGATGGATGGCCTTTTTTTGTACCACTATGTTTGATTATTTAGTGGATATTAACTTTACAAACTTGCTGGTGTGATAAAAATTTATTACCTTTGCACCCAGTATGAAAGTATTAGGTTATATCAGAGTCTCCACAGACAAACAAGATTTGGAGAGACAGAGAGATCTCATTAGGAGATATTGTATTGACAAAGAACTCATTGGTATCGAAGAGGATTTTGCCGTTAGTGGTGCTAAGCTAAGCCGAGTTGGATTGAATAATGTCCTTACAAATTACAGTAAGGTGAATGTAGTGGTAGTGAGCGAACTATCCAGAATCAGTAGGAATGAGGATGTGATGGAAACATTTAATCTCCTTTATGAAATACTGAGCAAGTTTAATCTGGTTATGTTGGATGATCCTAGTAAAGTATATAAGAAGAATATGGGATTGACTGACTTTCTTATGCTGGCTATAAAAGCTTATGGTGCAGCAGATGAAAGAAAGAAGATTACAGAACGTATGCTTACTGGTAAAGTATCCATCGTAACCAGATACCCTTTAGCGTATGTAGGTGCACAAGTTCCGTTAGGATTTAAGGTGGTCAGTACTAAGTCTATACCTAAGAGTGTATTAGAAGTAGATGAGGAGAAGATACAAATAGTAAAGAAGATATATCAATTAGTAGTAGAAGGATCTTCTTTAAGACAAGCTACTAAGAAGATTAATATGATGTATAATTTGAATATGTCAGTACCTGCAGTAAGATTTGTACTTAAAAATCCTTTTTATAATGGAAGGAGACTTTATAAAGGTACATATTACGATACTGGAATAAAAGTAATAGATGATATTACCTTTAATAAGATTGGTAAAGTACTACAACATAATAGAGAGGATAAGAGAAATGATGTAAAGTTTCTCAATCCATTAAAAGGCATTCTTAAATGTACTTGTGGACATAATTTAGGTGTTGTTTACTATGATGGTGAACCTTATTATGGATGTGCCAATCATACTAGTGTTAGATATAAGGCTGCTACAATACTAGATATGGTCTGGAGAGATGTAAAGTATAGAATAGATACTCAATTATTTCTAGATGATACAAATGCCAGTATAAAGAGATTGGAGGATGAAAACTCACAGATAGAAGTATCGGCCAAAGAAATTGAGATGCAAATACTAAATAAGGATAAAGAAAGAGATTCTTTACTAAATAGTATGACTGATTTTACCAATGTGAATTTACTAAAAGTAATAGATCAGCAAGCCAATAATATAGATGCTGAAATATCTAAATTGAATAAAAGATTGGAAGAGATGAGAGACCAGCAAATGGACAATATACATAAAATAGAAACAGAAAGAAAAGCTCTTGTTACTAAGATAGTAGAAACTCCAGAAGGTAAAAAATCTTTATACCAGAAGTTGCTAGATAAAGTCAATATATTCAGATCAACTAAAAGATCTTCTGTCGTTAAGATACATTATAAGAATGGTACAATTAGTACCTTGTTCTATTTAGATAGCCATAGACCTATCATATACAGCCTACCAAGCGGTTTTGAGTGGGATGCAGATACTTGTACCATCTCAACAAAATCTAGTCCCAGAAAGGCTGGATTGAATGAAGGTAGGTACAAACTGCCAGAAGTACGTCAGATCCCTTTAAAGGACATAAAAAAACTATTCGTTATTGAGGATTGGGAAATATAACTCTAAGATGCTTCTAAAGAGTTGGAAGGTGGTTTTGAAT